CTGACTGTTGCTTCACAAAAGCACATCGGTGTTAACTTCACATCTGCTGAATTGACCATGCAATTGGACGACTTCGCAGAGCGTGTGTTGAAGCCTCGTATCAGCCAGTTGGCATCTTCCATTGACGCTGACGTTGCCAATGCTTATTTGAACATTGGTAACACTGTTGGCACGCCTGGCACTACGCCTGCTACCTCTTTGGTTTTGTTGCAAGCGCAGCAAAAACTGAACGAGAACGCAGCTGTGATGTCTCCCCGTTACGCTACTGTAAACCCTGCCGCTAACGCTGGCTTGGTTGAAGGTATGAAGGGTCTGTTTAATCCTACAGACACTGTCAGCAAACAGTTCAAAAACGGCATGATGGGCACTGGTGTTCTCGGCTTTGACGAGATCAACATGTCTCAGTCTATCAAGCAGTTTACAACTGGCACGCGCGGCGCTACTGGCGCTACTTTGTCTGCTTCTGTGTCTACACAAGGCGCAACTACCATTGCTATCACTGGCGGCGGTAATGCAGGCACGGTCAAGATTGGTGACGTGTTCACTGTGGCTAGTTGCTACTCTGTTAACCCACAAACCCGTGAGTCAACAGGTTCCTTGTTCCAGTTCGTTGCTACTGCAAACGTGACTTTGGGTTCAAGCGGCGAAGGCAACATCACTGTTGCTCCTATCTACACTTCTACAAATGCCTTGGCAACTGTGGACAGCTTCCCCGCCTCTGGCGCCGCTGTTGTGTTTGTGGGTGCTGCTAACACTCAGTACGCTCAGAACTTGGTCTACCATAAGGACGCTATCACGTTCGCCACTGCTGACTTGTTGTTGCCCCAAGGCGTCGACATGGCTGCCCGTGCCGTTCACAATGGTATTTCTTTGCGTGTGGTTCGCCAGTACGACATCAATAACGACCGTATGCCTTGCCGTATTGACGTTTTGTATGGCTACAGCACAATTCGTCCACAGATGGCTTGCCGCCTCTGGGGTTGATTTAAATTCACATTGAAAGGAAATTATCATGGCTTTACCTAACTCTGGCGGTGGATATCAGTTTACCGATGGCAACACCAACGAAATTATTATGGGTGTTCAAGCAGCGCCAAATACGGCAACTGCTACAGCCACTTTAACCGTTGCGCAAACCACTGGTGGCATTTTGGTAGGTAACCCGTCTACTTCGGCGGCAACTTACACATTTCCCACGGCCGCTGCAATTGATGCTGTGTTTACTAATGCAAAAATCAATAGCACGTTTGAACTGATTGTTATTAACTTGGGTACTTCAACTGGGTTAATTACAATGGCTGTAGGCACTGGCATTACTGCGGTTGGCAACTTAGTTGTTGCTATTACTGGCAGTGCGGCTGGCGTTGGTGGCGCGGCGCAATTCTTGTTTCGCAAAACGGGCGATGCTGCGTACACTGTGTATCGTGTAGCCTAAACTTAAATAGGGGGGCTTTAACCCCCCTTTTTTTAAAGGAATTAAATTATGGCTAATACCAAATCTATTGGCGTTGCTTTTGAAGATCAAGATCTCAGGAGTTCTGCAACAATCTACGCTTTGGCGGGGACGGGTCAACTTGGATATAACACTGGAAGTCCTACAACAGTACCTTCAACTGTTACCCAAGCTACTAGCAAATCTACTGGCGTAACCATCAATGCGTCTGTAGGTCAAATTGTGACCAACAATGCAGCTTTGGCCGCAGGCGTAGAAGTTGCATTTGTAGTTACCAACAGCCAAGCCTCTGCATACGACATTCCTGTTATTGCAATTGCAAGCGGTGCAGCTACAGCAGGAACATATTTGATTTCAGTAGCTACTGTAGCTGCTGGGTCATTTACTGTTGTAATTTCAAACGCATCCGCAGGCAGTTTGTCTGAAGCATTGACTTTAAATTTTGCTTTGATTCACGTTGCGCAAATTTAGCTAAAAGGGGGCTAATCACCCCCTTTCTATTATGAACATTACACTCGTACATCCAGTTCATGGTGCTAAAGTCGCCACAATGGAACTTGAGATGGAAATGGATGAAAAAAATGGCTGGATTCGCTATAATCCAGACACGCCTTCTGAACCTGAAGCGGCTCCCGTGAACGTGCTGGAAGTTAAACGCCGTAGAAAAGTGACCACTGAAGAGGTTTAAAAAATGGCTTCTGCCATCTACGCCATTGTGAACCAAGTTACCCGCGACATGTATGTCGGTTCGGCTGTAGCTGTTAATCGTAGATGGAACGCGCATCGTTGCAATCTTCGCAAAGGCACGCACCATTGCAAACATTTGCAAAATGCACATGTTAAATATGGCGAACAATTGTTTGATTGGGAAATTATTGAGTTTGTTGACAATGTAAACAAATTGATTGAAAAAGAACAATTTTGGATCAATTTTTTTCAGCCAATTTACAATAAACGCGCAATTGCCAATTCATGCTTAGGCGTAAAACGTTCAAAAGAATCACGTTTAAAAATGTCTTTTGCACAAACTGGCAAAAAGCAATCTGAAGAAACTAAAGCCAAGCGATCAGCTTCTTTAAAAGGCCGGCCAAGGCCTTTGGCGGTGCGGGAAAAAATTAGTGCTTCTCATGTTGGAATTGTGCCAAATGAAGCAAGTCGTGCCAAAATGTCAGAATCAGCTAAACGGAGAAAACGCAAATGACTACCTACACTGCGGGAGATCAGATAAATCGTTCCCTTCGTTTGTTGGGCGTATTGGCAGAGGGTGAAACTTCTTCGGCTTCAGTGTCACAAGATGCTCTTGTAGCGCTTCAACAAATGATCGACAGCTGGAACACAGAACGTCTATCTGTTTTTTCTACGCAAGATCAAGTTTTTACATGGCCGTCTAGCATCATTAGCCGCACCCTTGGCCCAACTGGCGACTTTGTCGGCAATCGCCCCATTTTGCTTGATGATGCTACATACTTTAAAGCGGCCAACGGCGTTTCGTATGGCATCAAAATGATCAATCAACAGCAGTACAACGGTATTGCTGTTAAAACAGTAACGTCCACTTACCCGCAAGTGATGTGGGTTAACATGACGTTTCCTGATATTGAGATATATCTTTATCCAAGGCCCACGCAAGACTTAGAGTTTCACTTTGTTTCGGTTGAAGAACTAAACAACCCCGCAACTTTGTCAACAGTGTTGTATTACCCGCCTGGTTACCTGCGGGCGTTTACATACAACTTGGCCATGGAGTTTGCCCCTGAGTTTGGCGTTGAGCCAAGCCCACAGGTGCAGCGCATTGCCATGACTTCTAAGCGTGACTTAAAACGCATCAACAACCCAGATGACGTGATGGCACTGCCGTACGCATTGGTGGCCAACCGCCAGCGCTTTAACATCTACGCCGGTAACTACTGATGAAGACGCCAATTCTTGGCTCAAGTTACGTTGCCCGCAGCATCAACGCTGCCGACAACCGCATGATCAATTTGTTTCCCGAGGTCATCCCCGAAGGCGGCAAGGAGCCAGGCTTTCTTAACCGCGCGCCTGGCCTAAAGTTTTTGCAGACCATCGGCTCTGGCCCCATCCGCGCGCTGTGGTCGCACCAAGCAAGTAACAACAACTTTTATGTTGTCTCTGGCATGGAGGTCTACCGCGTGTTTGACCTTAATGGGACGCCAACAATGATTGGCCAAGTCTCAGGCACTGGGCCTGTCTCAATTGCTGACAACGGCACGCAAATCTTTTTTGCCTGCAATGGCCCAAGCTACATTTACAACGAACAGACACACGTTTTTGCGCCCATTACAGACCCAGACTTCCCAGGCGCCGTGACGGTGGGTTACTTAGATGGTTACTTTGTTTTTAATGAACCGAATAGCCAGCGCGTATGGGTCACGGCTTTGTTGGATGGTACATCGGTAGACCCGCTTGATTTTGCAAGCGCTGAAGGCTCTCCAGACGGCTTGGTGGCCATCAATGTTGATCACCGCGAGGCTTGGTTTTTTGGGTCTGACTCAGTTGAGGTTTGGTACGACGCTGGCGGTGCAGATTTTCCTTTGGTACGCATTCAAGGTGCGTTCAATGAAATCGGTTGCGCAGCTCCTTTCTCGGTTGCCAAACTAGACAACAGTTTGTTTTGGCTTGGCCAAGACGCTCGCGGTCAAGGTATTGTCTACCGCGCCAACGGTTACAACGGTGTTAGGGTTTCTACTCATGCGGTGGAATATGCAATTGCCCAGTACGGCGTGATCTCAGATGCGCTTGCCTATACCTATCAGCAAGAAGGCCACACATTTTACGTGCTGACCTTTCCAAGCGCTAACGCTACTTGGGTCTATGACGCAGCTACACAGGCGTGGCATGAGCGCGCAGGGCTAACCGATGGTGAGTTCACACGTCACCGTTCTAACTGCCAGTGTAATTTTAAAGGTAGCATTGTTGTTGGCGACTTTGAAAACGGCAACATCTACACTTTTGACTTAGAAACTTACGCTGACAACGGCTCGGCTCAGAAGTGGCTTAGATCTTGGCGTGCGTTGCCAACTGGCACAAACAACCTTAAACGCACTGCACACCACAGCTTGCAACTTGATTGTGAGACAGGCGTTGGCTTAAATACTGGGCAGGGCAGCGACCCACTGGTTATGCTGCGCTGGTCAGACGATGGTGGTCACACGTGGTCAAACGAGCACTGGTCATCCATGGGCGCCATTGGCCGGTATGGCCACCGCGTGTTCTGGAGGCGTTTGGGCATGACTCTAAAACTGCGCGACAGGGTTTATGAGCTTTCGGGCACAGACCCTGTGAAGATTTCTATTGTTGGTGCTGAACTTTTAATAAGCCCGACCAATGCCTAACATCACCCAAATCCCCGCGCCTCGCGTCAGTCTTATCGATGAAAAGACGGGCATGATCTCGCGCGAGTGGTTTCGCTTTCTCAACAACATCTACACAATTGTTGGCGGTGAGAATCGCGGGGTTATCTTGCCTGAAAACGGTGGTACAGGCACAGACGCTATCCCCGCAAATGGCCAGATTCCTATTGGCGACGGTACGACTTATACGCCGGCTAACTTAACTCAAGGCACTGGCCTGACCGTTACCAATGGCGCAGGCTCTGTGGCGCTTGCAATCACCAACACTGGCGTAACCGCAGGCTCTTATGGGTCTGCGTCTGCCGTGCCTAATTACTCTGTCAACGCCCAAGGCCAACTGACCGCTGCGGCCAACACGTCTATTGCTATTGACGCATCTCAGGTTACATCTGGCACGCTTCCAGTTGTAAGAGGCGGCACAAACACTAGCGCCACGCCTACAGCTGGCACGGTGGCCTACGGCACAGGTACAGCGGTTGCTTACAGTGCTGTAGGTACAGCAGGGCAATCATTGGTGTCTAACGGTGCAAGCGCCCCTAGTTGGTCAACAATCACAGGTAGCCAGTGGACAACAACTATTTCTGGCGTCGATATTTATTACAATACAGGAAATGTTGGTATTGGTACATCTACGCCTGGGTCTACTTTAGATGTCAAAGGCATTTTAAGATTGTCAGGATCGTTTAGCGGCTATGTCGGGTTTGTAGCACCAGCCGCCGTTGCTAGTTCAATAACTTATACATTGCCATCAGTTGCCGGTACTGCCAACCAAGTGCTTCAAACTAACGGGTCGGGCGTTTTGTCGTGGGCTTCTGTTGGTGTTGGAACAGTTACAAGCGTCAGTGGCACGGGTACTGTGTCTGGTTTGTCTTTGTCCGGCACAGTCACTTCTTCAGGTAATTTAACCCTTGGCGGCGCAATATCGTTGGTGTTTGGCGATGTTACGTCGGCGCTAGGATACGTTCCATACCCCAACACCAACCCAAGCGGGTTTGTAAATTCAAGCGGATCTGTTGCATTTGCTACAAGCGCGGGTTCTGCGTCTACCGCAACTTCTGCGTCTACTGCAACTTCCGCGTCTACAGCTGCTAATTTGTCTGGCGGCACATTAACGACCAGTAGTTATTCATTGTTATCGTCGACTAGCTTGGTAGCAATTGGCAACAGTTCTGGTCAGGGCGTATTTGTCAATGGCAGCGGATCTTTTAGTTCTAGCGTAGACAACACCATGTCTTGCGGGACTTCTGGCTTTCGCTGGACAACCGTTTACGCCACCACGGGCACAATTAACACGTCTGACGCCAACCAAAAACAACAGATAGAAAATTTGACTGACGTTGAGTTTGCCGTGGCAAATGAGTTAAAAAGCAAGGTTAAAACCTTTAAATTTAATGAAGCTGTAGCAGCCAAAGGTTTAAATGCGCGCAAACACGTTGGTTGGATTGCGCAAGATGTTCAAACTGCTTTTGCCAATCATGGGTTGAACGCCAATGATTATGGATTGTTTTGCTCAGATGAAATTGATGGCAAAATTCAACTTGGTGTTCGATATGAAGAACTGCTAACTTTTATTTCGGCAGCTGAAGATCAAAAGATGACGGCTTTAATTTCTTCTGTTAACCAATTAGCCGCCGAAGTAGAAGCCTTAAAATCTTCTCAACCGCCTAAGTAACCAGTATCATTGAGGAATAAACAATGACAGTCAATATCTCCCTTTTCGCTGGCGCTGGTGCGCAGTTCTTTACCAACAACGGCGTGCCTTTGTCTGGTGGCCTGTTGTACACCTACGCCGCTGGCACGACAACGCCTACCGCAACTTACACGTCTTCTACGGGCGCTACTGCCAACAGCAACCCAATCGTGTTGGACTCTGCTGGCCGTCCACCATCTGAGATTTGGTTGACAACTGGTAGCAGTTATAAGTTTGTTCTGCAAACGTCATTGGCGGTGTCAATTGGTACTTGGGATAACGTCCCAGGCGTTAATGATTTCACCGCGCTGACAACACAACTAGCCAACCAGTCAAACGCCGCGCTTGGTGACGCGCTTATTGGTTTTAAACAAGCCAATACATCTGGCCTTATCTCTGGCGCTGTTGGCCGCACGGTGCATCAGAAACTGCAAGACTTGGTGAGCGTCAAGGACTTTGGCGCTACGGGTGACGGTACAACAGACGACACCACAGCCATCCAAGCCGCAATCTATTACGCCCAGACAAACGGCGGTTGCGTGTACTTGCCTGCGGGCGTATACATTATTTCTAGTTCGTTGAATGTGCAGATCAACTCTGGCTCAACTTTGCCTTTGCTGCGCCCCTCTCTTCGCGGCGATGGTGCGGGCGCGACAACGATTTTGCAAACAGCAAACGCAAGCGGTATTGTAGTTACTGGTTACACCAGCAACCCAGCCGACTACATGGACTTAGAAGACTTTACGCTTCAAAGCAATGCTGTTGGGGGCTACGGTAACGGCATCAGCTTTTCCGATAGCGCTTTTGTCAACATTGACAACGTCGAGGTGTTGGGTTGGGAAAATGGCGTGTATGGTATTGACGCGCTTTCAATGACGTTTACTCGCCTTGTCAGCCGTTTTAACATCAACGGCTTTAGATTTGAATCGTCTGGCTCAGGCACTGGTTACACTTCTGAGCCTAACGCCATTACCATGCTCGGTTGCACGATTGGCAACAACACCAACTACGGCGGTTGGGTCATTGGCGCAGGGACGTTTACTTTTGTTGGAGGCTCTATTGAGTCCAATGGCGAAAGCACCGCAATGTCGTCTACTAAGTGGGGCTTGCGCATCACCAACAGCGGTGGTAATTTTGACCAACAATCAGCAGTTGGTATTAACTTGCAAGGCGTTTATTTTGAAGGTAACGGCGGTCAAGCCAACCTTTGGATCGAACAAAGCGTCTCGCGCCCAGGCATGTCTGGCGCTGTGACTGGATGTAGTTTTGTAGTGCTTGGCAGCAGCTACCCTGCGGCCAGCGTTTACTTGACAGCCACTAACTCTGCTTTTGCGTTCCCCCTTGCGTTTACGGGTTGCGGCTGGTCTGGCTTGAACGTGTACACACCAAGCGCTAGCCGTCCCACAATCAACAACGTCAGCAGTGTCTATCCTTTGGCGCTGACAGGTTGCAGTTTTTACAGCACCACTGACCAATACAAGCAAGGCGCGCCTAACCGTTACGAAGGTAATGTGGAGGCAGTTGGTTATTATGACTTGAACGGCAACCCCATCGGTTCTGGGGGTTCAGGCTCGCTCAACACCGTATTGACTGTTGGCAACACATCAACGCTTAACGGCATCTTTGGCGGCAACGGCACGTCAACTGGTGTTTTGATTGGCACAAAAACATACGGCGGTGTTCCTTACGCTGGCGTTGGCGCATACCCTGCAACCTTGTACTTGGCCAATGGCGCGTCAGCTGCTACAACTTACGCTGTTGAGTTTAACAATGCCAACTTTCAGCCTGCCGTTGACTCAAGCGCCGCTACAGCACTGACTTTAGGTGCAGCTAGCCGCCGTTGGAATGGCTTTTACCTAAACAATGCATTTAACTGGAACAGTTACTCGATTCCAGCCCCAGGCGGTAGCACCTCAACATTCTTGCGCAATGACGGCACATGGGCCACACCTTCTGGCGCTGGTAGCGGCGTTAGTACATTTAACACTCGCGTTGGCGCAGTAACTTTACTTACCGCAGATGTAACCGCAGCGCTGACATATACGCCTATCAGCACATCTGGCGCTTTCTCTACCAACAGCACCACACTGCTTAACTCTGGTTCAATTGTTGCACTGGGCAACAGTTCTGGCCAAGGTATCTTTGTTAACGGTAGTACAAACTTTGCCCCTAGCGCTGACAATGCGATGACTTGCGGATCCTCTGGCTTCCGCTGGACGACGGTGTACGCCACAACTGGCACGATCAACACGTCTGACGCAACCCAAAAAGAGCAGATCGCTGACTTGACAGCCGCTGAATTGGCCGTGGCCAAGCGCATCAAAGGCTTGTTTAAGACGTTTAAATTCAAAGATGCTGTGGCGGCCAAAGGCGACGGCGCTCGGATCCACGTCGGTGTTATGGCGCAAGATGTGCAGGCAGCGTTTGCGGCTGAAGGCTTAGATGCTAACAAATACGGCTTATTCTGCTCAGACACAGTTGATGGCGTAACCACTCTTGGCGTGCGTTACGAAGAGTTGTTGGCCTTTGTGATTGCCGCCCTATGATTAACCACCATTTCAGCGCTGGCGTCTACGCCAAAGAAACGCTGATTCCGGCGGGTCAAGTGCTTGTTCAGCATAAGCACAAGTTCAGCCACTTGTCGATTTTGGCCAGTGGCTCAATTGAGCTGATGGTGGACGGCGAACGCAAGATTATTCATGCGCCAGCGTGTTTAACTATTGAAGCTGACAAGCATCATGGCGTAAAATCACTTACAGATGTTGTGTGGTATTGCATTCATGCTACTGAATGCACTGATATAGATGAGATTGACGAAGTTTTAATTGCGCCAAGCGATCAAGCCAAAGCGCAAGAACTGGCCCAGTGCCTACAGGAGAACTAATATGCCATGGATGGCCCTAGCAATTGGTGGAAGCGCGCTACTTGGTGCAAATGCTTCAAGTAAAGCTGCCAGTACACAAGCCAGCGCAGCTGACCGCGCAACTGAACTTCAACGCGAGATGTTCAACAAGCAGCTTGAACTTCAAAAACCGTATCAAGAAGCTGGCGTCAATGCGCTCAACCGCATTCAATCTGGCGACGTTATGGGCATGATGGATCCATCTTATAAATTCAGACTGGGCGAAGGCATGAAAGCGCTTGACCGTCAGGCAGCTGCACGCGGTGGCTTGATCAGCGGTGGGGCTTTAAAAGCTGCTCAACGTTATGGCCAAGAATTTGCGTCTAATGAATTTGGTAATGCTTACAACCGCCTTGCAAGTTTGGCTGGTATTGGCCAAACAGCCACAAACAATATGGGCGGCGCGGCAGGCCAGTTTGGTGCTAACGCAGGCAACTTAATGACTGGCGCAGGCGCGGCGCGCGCGTCTGGTTATGTTGGTGGGGCTAATGCGTTAAGCAGTGGTTTAGGGCAATACATGAACTACACGCAAAGCCAAAACTTGATAAACCGTTTATTGCCTCAACAATCGACTGGCGTCGCGTATAGCAACCCTTTGTATGAG